GGTAGTGGAACAAGATTTTTAGAACAATTCCAAGTAAATGATCTTGTGGTTATTCGTGGTATTTCTTATCGTGTTACTGGTGTTACCTCCAACACTGCCTTAACAGTTAGTCCTGCTAATAGAGGAGCTACTGTAAGTGGAGTAAAGATGATTAAAACTGTGGATGAAAGAGTTCCCCAAAAGAACTTTAACTACGATACCATTAATGGTCATGGACCTTCTGGATATAACGTTCGTTTACCACGAATGCAGATGTGGGGCATTCAATTCTCCTGGTATGGTGCTGGATTTGCTGACTTTATGATTCGTGGTCCTTTAGGAAACTTTGTGAGAGCACATAGATTTGCCAATCACAATGTTAACACAGAGGCATATTTAAGATCCGCTAACCTACCAGCTCGTTACGAAGTTGATAATTGTGCGGCATATGCTAAAGTTGTATCTGCTACTGGAACCGGAACTACAGACATCATTCTAAATAAGTACGGAAGATTTCCTGAACCTGTGCCGGGATTTCCAGCGTATGTATTATTACAGGGAGTTGAAGATGGAACTTCAACTATGAATGTTGAGATTATTAGTTATACTGGAAAAAGTTCAACTAGTATTAGAGTACAGGGAACCGGATATGTAGTTGGTGAATTTGTGAATGCTGCTACTGTAAGTCAAACTGCTAGTGGAACTGGATTCCAGATTGAAGTTACTGCCGTAACTGATGTTGGTGGCATTGCTAGGTGGAGGCAATTAGTTGGTGGTACTGGATATACCGCTAATGATACTATTCTAATGGAAGCAGCAGCTGCTGGTGGAACTCAAGCACAGATTGGTGGTAATGTGACGGCATATTCACTTACCGTTGATGGTAGTGGAACCGTAACATCAGGACCTGGAAATCCATGCTTAACTGGTGTATCAAGAGCACAAGATATTAATCAATTCCTATCCGGTGCTTCACGAACATTTAGAGCACAAACTACAGCAGTTGATTTTGCTGCTGGTTCTACTGCTATGTTATTGAATACTACGTTCGCCCCAACTATTTCACACTGGGGTTCTTCGGTAATTATGGATGGTGGATTTGAAAAAGATGATGGATTCTTGTTTAACTATGAAGCTACTTCCACAGCGGTAGCTATCAACTCTGGTGAAACTGTATTGGCATTCCGTGCTGCTCCATCAGTTTCTGATACATTAGTTGGTGATTATGGCGAAAGAGAAGTTATTAATAGAGAACAAATTAGATTGAAAAAAATTAGTGTCACTAATATTGATGGTGTTGCTTATCAGTTCTTTGCTATTGCTAACCCATCAAACTTGGGTGCTGTTTCTTGGCAGGATGCTAACGTTCAGAATATTGGTACAGTTAGTCTATTCCAACCAACATTTGCTCAAGTGGCAAATAGTGGGGGATTGGTAGGAACTACAACAGACCCTGAAGATGGAGAAGTGTTGTTCCAGTTTATTGGGGCAGCAGATATTGGGACAACAGAAGTTGAACTAGATAATTTAAAACCGATTCAAAACTCTATCATTAGTGGTCCAGCAAGTTATCCCGATGGTCCCGAAGCACTTGCTTTCTACATTAGAAACGGTGAAACTGGTGGTAACAATGCCGGTGCATTTAGAATTGTTCTAGAGTGGGAGGAGGCACAAGCATGACATTATCAAAAGGCGAAATCCTATCTAACCCAGTTGTCACTAGTGGGTCAGCAAATACTGGTGCTTCTGTATTCTTATCAGAAGGTACAGCAACAGGAGTATCACCGGGAGATACAGTTAGTTTAAAAGCACCCAATACATTAACTGACAGTTGGGTGATGACACTACCCGCTTCAGGTGGTACATCTGGATATGTTTTACAGACAGATGGTTCTGGAGGAACATCATGGCAACCAGTTACAGCATCACCTGCTGGTAGCACAGGACAACTTCAGTATAACAATGCTGGTTCATTGGGTGGAACATCAGGTATTACCACTGATGGTTCTAATCTACTGATTGATAGTCAGGGTGATTTAAGAATGGGAGATGGTACAAACTATCTTGCTTTCCAAGCACCCGCTTCAATTGGTGCTGATAGAACATATACCCTACCATCTACGATTGGTTCAGCAGGAGACCAATTATTGATTGCTAGTTCTCCCACACCAACAGCAACATCTGCTACATTGGTTTGGGGTACGGCAACAGGAACTACACAATCTCCTGGTGGTGATACCGATGGATCAGTTCAATACAATAGTGCCACTGTATTTACTGGTGAGACAGCATTTAAATACAATGATAGCACCAATACATTAACTGTAGAGAATGTAACTGGAACTGGAACATTTACTTCAGGTTCTGTAGTTGTAGATAACATCACCATCGACGCCAACTCTATCACGGCAACAAATACAAATGGCAATGTAGATCTTGCTGCTGATGGCATTGGTAAAGTACGAGTTTTGGCAGACAAAGGACTTCATTTAGCAGATGCCGACAATAGTGCTGGTGTTACATTAAAAGCAGGGGCAACAACTACAGTTTCATATGACCTGACATTCCCTGATTCTGTTGGTTCTGCTAATGATGTAATGAAGATTGATGCTACAGGCAATCTTGATTTTGTATCTAATACCAAGACACTTAACTTTGTAATTGGTGATGGTAGTGGAACACTTACTACGGGCATTAAAGGACACGTTGTTCTTGATGCTGATTATACATTAACAGCTCATACATTAGTTGGTTCGCTATCTGGAGCATTAACTGTTACTGTTAGTAGGACATCAGCACCAACATATCCTTTATTATCAGCACCAACATATTCAAATATTATAACATCTTCATTAGCAACAAATGAATACGCAGATAAAACTGATAGTTTATCTATTTCAATCTCTACTGGAGATGTGTTAGAATTTAACTTAACTGCTAACGGCGGTTCTCATACATACGCAACTATAGCACTCACATTAGTACCCGCTTAATAAATTATGGCAACTGAAACTTTAGTACCAGATGGTACAGTATTTACATTGACACAACTTTCTGGTAATGTTGGCGATGTAGATAACACTATTGCATCTGCTGATGGTGTATTTTTGACGAACCTAGAAACCAATGGTAATACACCAACTGTTCTGGCGTCATTTCCCACAGCATCTGGAGATTTAACGACAGGAGTTAATCAAACATTTAGAGCCAGAGTTGGAAAGAATGCTACTCAAGGTAATAATCCAGAATTTACAATTGCTGCGATTGACAATGGAAACATATTAGCATCAAATTCACATGTGGCAACTGATACTGTTGATGATTTTGAACTCACTTGGGATGCTAGCAACTTTACATTATCAGATGGTGCTGGTGCTAATTTAGAGATTCAAGTTAGTCAATCTACTGGAGGAACTGGTAGGGCTGCTGATCGAAGATGGATTGAAATTGACGAACTTGAATGGAACGTTGAATATGACGTAGCTGTTGGTGGTGCTGCTGTTAGTCAAGCCATACTCATATGATAAATACTTAAAAATAGGTTGCAAGGATGGCACAACCCACAACTCGTGTAGAGTTCACGGACTATTGCTTAAGGAAACTGGGAGCACCAGTATTAGAAATCAATGTTGACGACGATCAAGTTGATGACTTGATTGATGATGCTATTCAACTCTATCAAGAGTATCATTTTGATGGTGTCGAGAGAATGCTCCTTAAGCATAAAGTAACTTCCGACGATGTAGAAAGATTCCAAAGATCTAACTTTATCAATACAGTTGATGGAGAAGATGGAGCTGTAACATTTACGCTCACATCTACAGGGTTTGGTTATGATACTGGCGTAACAGAAAATGTTACTACGACAAATACAACCGGAACGGGAAGTGGTCTTACTCTTAACATCACAGCAAATGGAGCGGGTGCAATCACAGAAACTTTAATCACTGATTTCGGATCTGGTTATAGTGTAGGTGATGTATTAACTATCGGAACTAATGCTTCTGCTACGATTAGAATCGATTCTGTAGCAAGTGATTCTAGGTGGGAGAATAGAAGCAACTACATCCCCATCCCCGACCATGTGATTGGAATCTCCAAAGTATATGGCGTATCCTCGGGTCTATCTGATAATGAGATGTGGGGATTTGCTAACCAATATTTCTTGATGGATGTATTCTCAGTTAACTCTGGGTATACATTCTCTAACTTTGACATGTCTTACTACTATCAAATCAAGCAGTGGTTTGAAACTCTAGACATGGTTATCAACACTGGTAATCTAGTAGAGTATAGATTTAATAAAAAGCAAGACAGACTCTATCTAGATATTGACGTTGATAGAGTAAAAGAAGGTCAGTATATGTTGATTGATTGTTATCGAGCACTCAATCCTTCTGACTGGTCTCAGGTTTGGAATGATAGTTGGTTAAAGAGATATGCTCCTGCTCTCATTAAGAGACAATGGGGACAGAATATGATCAAGTTTAATAATGTTCAGTTGCCTGGCGGTATTACTATGAATGGTCGTCAGTTGTATGAGGATGCTGAGAAAGAAATCTCTATGTTGGAATCAAAACTACGTGATGAGTATCAACTTCCACCCCTAGACATGATCGGATAAGATGCCTACCAGTCACTATTTTCCACAGAACTATAAGAATAACAGCAGCGAACAGAACCTTTACCAGGATCTAGTTGACGAGCAGATTAAGCTGTTTGGCACAGATATCTATTACATCAATAGAAAAACTTACACTGAGAACTTTACCAACGATGTAATCTATTCCGAATATAAGGATAAGATTGTTATCGAAGCTATGCTACAGAACGTAGAAGGTTTTGGTGCTCAGTCTGAGTTTATTTCTAAGTTTGGATTGAGAGTTACTGACGAAGTAACTTTTACTATCTCTGCTAGAAGATGGGATGAGGAGTATACGAGACTTCTTAACATTAAAATAGACAACAGACCCAATGAGGGGGACCTTGTGTACTTCCCCTTGACAGGTGATCTATATGAGATCAAGTTTGTAGAAAGAGAAATGCCTTTCTATCAACTAGGTAAACTGTATTTCTATACAATGACATGTGAGATTGCTGAAATTGGTAATGATGACATCGAGACTGGTATACCGGAGATTGATAAGATTGAAGCAGAAAGAGATGCTTCTATTACTCTGTTCCTACAAGATGGTGGTACTGGTGACTACTATGACGGAGAAACTGTTGAGTACCACACTGTAGGGGCAGGTCCTACATATACACCAACCGGAATCTTTGCTGAGGTTGCTGAGTGGGATGCACCGGAACAAGCACTCAAACTTATCAACATGACAGGTGATTTTGATCCCGAGTATGCTGTACTGAAAGATAGCACCAACTTGTTCTCCTCTACTATCAAAACTGATGGTGTATGGATCATTGGACCACAGGATAATACTGTGTATATTGAAGATACAAACTCAGAATATGACGATAATAAATATATAGAAGACTCTGCTGATGACATTCTTGACTTCACTGAAGTGAATCCGTTTGGAGAGTATGGCAACCTTGACGATATAATCTAATGTTAGGCGCTCATTTTTATAACCAAGCAATCAAAAAAACAGTTGTTGGTTTTGGAACACTATTCAATAACTTAACCGTAGTGGATGTGGATCCTCAAGATCCCACTAACATTTTGGGAAAGCAGAAAGTCGGGTTAGCATATGCTCCGAAGGAAAAGTTCTTAACTAGATTAGAAGAGAACCCAGATCTTAGCAAGACCTCTATTACATTACCTCGAATGTATTTTGAGATGACTGGCGTCTCGTATGATTCTAGCAGAAAAACAAGTCCTATTCAAAAATACCAAACTGTTATTGCTGATAATGGCAACGAAGTAAAAGCTCAGTTTGTTCCTGTTCCTTATAATCTTGAGTTTGAGTTAGGTATTTTAGCACGAAACCAAGATGATGGTCTTCAACTATTAGAACAGATTCTTCCGTACTTTCAACCTCAGTTTAATATTACAATCAACTTCATTCCAGACATGGATGAAAAAAGAGATGTTGCTATTGTTTTAAACAGTGTTGACTACACCGATGAATGGGATGGAAACTTTAATCAAAGAAGATTTCTTACATGGACTCTAAGATTTACGGCAAAAACATATATCTACGGTCCCTTCAGCACTGCCGATATCATCAGAAAAGTTATTGTTTACGAACGTCAAGGTGAGATTAATGTTGCTGATAGATCTACTAAGTTGACATATACACCTAAAGCACTAACAGATACTACTAGTGATCCAGATGGTCCAAGCGCAGGAGCACCAGATGGTGTAATCGATGAGTTCGATGATGCTGCTCTCGGACCCGCTGATGACTTTGGATTTAGTGGCGAAGTTGAAAACTTTTTCTGATAAACCATGAAAGACTTTGAAAAGAATATGGAAGATCTCTTTGACATCGACATGGCCGGTGGGGAGATCGTTGAGACCGAGCAAGTTACCGAGCAAGTACCGGTCAAGTCAGAAGACGATCAAAAAAAAGATTATGAATATAGTAGAGGTCAACTCTATTCACTCATAGAGAAAGGCAGAGAGGCGTTAGACGGCGCTCTAGAGGTCGCTCAAGAGTCTGGACACCCTAGGGCGTATGAAGTCGCTGTGAACGCTATGAAGCAAGTAGCAGACACTACCGACAAACTTCTCGATCTTCAAAGGAAGATGAAAGACTTGGATGCTCCAACCAAGAAAGCAGGACCGACAACAGTAAACAATACAATGTTTGTTGGATCCACAGCAGATCTACAAAAAATGCTGAAGGATGCTGCTAAGAAGATGGACACAGATAAATAGTAAAAAACCTTAGAACAATGATCCTTCACCCACTTTCCCTACCAGTTGATATTGGTCTTCTCGCGGGACCTAATGATGTCGATGGCGCTTCTTTAGTATCTATCATCAACACAAACTCTGCCGTTGTTTACATTACCGTTAACGACGCTGTGCCTACTCGTATTGGTATTGCTGCCGGTGAGAGAGTTCTTTTAGAAAAAGATTATATAGTAACAATCGTAGCAAGCACGGCATCTAATGGAACTGGTGATCCCGCGGCAAATACAGTATTAGCAACTAAGGTAGCATACGCTGGGTAATGGCAAATTTTGTTTGGGATCAAAACTTCGAGCTCAATGTAGCCCGAGGAAAAATGAGGGGTGCTCGTAGCATTCATAAGTTTGGCGCTGTATCATCTCTATCTGGTAATACTACCGGAACTGTTTGGGATGTTAACGATCAACTATATCCATGGGGAGAGTTTGATGGTGGTGCTATTACTCTAACTATCGAATCAGATCCAGCAGACGCCGGAAAGAATATCCGTATTCTTGGATTAGATGCTGACTACAATGAGCAACTAGAAGACATTACATTAGATGGAACAGCAACACAAACATCTACTCTACAGTTTATAAGAGTGTACAGAGGGTTCTGTGAGCAGCAGTTAGCAGAAGATGTCAATATTCTGTCTCCTACTCCTACAATCGTAATGAGGATTACAGCAGAAGCAAACCAAACATTGATGGCAGTTTATACTATCCCTGCTGGATTAACTGGTTATCTTAGACAAGGAACTGCTACTGCTCAAGGTGGTGCTGAAGCAACTGGATTTATGAAAGTAAGGTTTGGTGGACAGGAAGCATTCAATGTGGGACACACATTTGAAGTTGTTGGTAATGGTGGTCAGTATTTCTATAAGTTTCCTTACTATGTAAAGATTCCAGAAAAATCTGATATTGATGTTATTGTAAGAGCGAGATCTAATAACGGTCGTTTCACGGCTGCATTTGATGTATTACTTTTAGTAGAGGCATAAATATGAAGTCGTTCAAACAACTCAGGAATGAGCTCAACGAATCAGCCTGGACCAGAAAAGAAGGACAAAATAAGTCCGGAGGACTTAACGAAAAAGGACGAAGGTCTTATGAAAAGGAGAATCCAGGATCAGACCTTAAAGCACCAAGCAAGAAGGTTGGAAATCCCAGGAGGGCATCCTTCTGCGCTCGAATGAAGGGCATGAAAAAGAAGCTTACCAGTAAGAAAACGTCACGGGATCCTGACAGCAGGATTAATAAATCATTAAGAGCGTGGAACTGCTGAGGATTACCATATAAAATACTTGTAACCCGTAACTGGTAAAATGGATCTTAAAAAGCTGTACGAACGTGTTAAGCGTATGAAGGCAGATATGCTCATGGAAGAACCATGTTCACTATATGAACCAGGGTGGGAAGATGTGTCTAATAGCAGTGATGACTGGGAAGACTTCTGGCATAACGAAGAATCTTCTTAACCTTTCATTTATATTTGCTACACATATCTTAAGTAAGAACTGTAACATATTGATACAATAGTTCTAAATACATAATCATAAGGAGCTTCC